TGCTCCTTCTAAACGTTTAGGTGTAGCAAAGGTCCAGCTACCATCTTCAGCTTGAGTTGCGAGTGCATAGTGTACGTTTGTTAAACCAAATGTGACTTTATTACTCATTTAAAAAACCTCCTGTTTGATTTCATATACTCTGTTAACTGAACTGTCTTCATTGACAAATTCAGATAATAATTCAAATTCATATCCCATAAAATATAGGGATGCTTCTAACTGTTCTTCTAATCCTGAATTTTTCTTTTCTGTGATCAGACTGACTTGAAATGTAGCTACCTTTGCAACAACTCTATCATCAGCATACACAATTGAACGATTACTAAGTTCTTGGTAAATGATATAGTTTTGATCACTTTCTAACCCTTCTCTTGTTCCATATGATACTTTTCCTGGTAAAACGGAGTTCAAAGTATCATATAATACTTCTAGTTTTTCTTGCATTAATCATCACCTTTTTCAATAATTGATTTAATATCTTCTAGCATTTTAGGAGTTAACAAATCATATGCTGGACGCATGAATGGTCTTGGACCAACATACTTACCACTACGGTGTGTAAAACCGAACTCTAGTAAATGTGTCAGTTTTCCTTTTTCATTTGAGAAGATAACAATCGTCTTGTTGATTCCACTACCTTGAGGTTCTGCAACGAATGAATCAGCAAATGGTTTTGAACCACCACTTCTTGGTGCATGAGTGCTGATGTACTTCACAATTTCCTGTGCAGTTTGATCTAGTCTCTTTTCAAGTTTTCCAATAATCTCTTCCGCATATTCTTCTACCATTTCAGATATAGCAACTCCAAGTTCATCAAGCGTAATCAATGATGTCACTCTTTCTGATCTTGGATCTACTCAAATATAATTCAATGAACTGTCCGATCTGATACGTTCTTTCAATCTTATAGATATCTCCTGCTATGTCAGTGTATTTGCTACCATCGTACAAGAAACTTTGAATTTTAAGTGCTATATCGATTCTTATATCTGAACGTTTACTTTCATAGTATTCGTTCGATGTAATGCTAAAGTTTATACCAATAACTTCTTTTGAGTTTATAAGTTGGTATGTTGAAGAACCAATAGAATTTTGAATCAAATCCATGGTTAGCAATTTTAGTGATATATTGGGTGAATTAGGATACATTTTCTGAAACTCCTTGTGTTAGTGCAATCTGACCAACCAACATATCAAATGTCTTTGGTAGTTCTTTTGCACTCCCATCATTCTTAAAGCCAAAAAACGTCTTCACATAAATAATAATCACTGTGCTAACCATGGGATTTGATTCATCATTTATATAAGAAGGATCAATTCCACAACTCGTCAGGTATGCTTTGCAACTACCAATGTGAGTGTTCAACTCGTCATCAGCAAATGATTCTGATAAAGGTATTAGTAGTGCCTTTTTTACAATGTCTAGTATCGCCATGAGATCAATCCTTTCTTAAACTTTTAATTTGCTTCAGCTATTAAGCTGCAGCTTTCTTTTTAATACGTAGGAACCCGTTATAACCCACTACATTACCACCAGTGAATACTGATGCTTTGTAGCTGATGATTCCATCTTTGAATTTGTAATCAGTTGATTTTCCAATTTCAACTGGTGAAAATACTGGAACTTCATAATTTTTAAGTGCTCCATATGCGATACCGTATTCTCCAGCCGCAGTATTACTATCAGCGATGGCTTTACAATGAGAGTTGATGATATAAGGGATACCATCAATAGTTTTGTTGACATAGTCAATAGTATGCACTTTTCTTCCTTCTTGAGTTTTAAGTCCAGCAAATGCACGTAAATCATTCTTATTCAAGATAAGAACTGCTCCACCTTCTACTTCTTCATCTCCACCATAGGCAAACACAATATCATCTAATGTTGAATCAGTAATTGCTTCAATCTCTAGAGGTGCTTTATCAGCTAATGCTACTGCTGCATCACTAAAGATACCAGTGAATGTGTTAGTAGTTCCTGCACCACGTAAGATTTGTTCGCTGATTTTCTTTTTCAGTGAAATATTGATGTTTCTTAATACTTCAGCTTGATAAGGAATAGCAGGCAACTTTTCAAGTTCTTCTGTGATTTCTGTATAGGCAGTAATCTTTACTTTTGAAATTGTCAAGTAACCGAATGCTGGTTCTGTTTCGCTATAAGGTTGTCCTTCCAGTGTCGTTCCAGCAATACCGTTGTTTTTAACAAATGATTTCTTGTACGTTTCTCCACCATTTAGGTTAATGACATTTACACGATCAACAAGTGTTGAAACTTGAGCAAATGGTACTGGTGCTAATCCTGAAGCAGTGTGATCAGGTAGTAAGATTTCTTCACTTGATACTTGAATCACACGACTTTCACGCAAACTTGCTGCACGTTGTTCGAGTTTTTCTTTATCAATTTTAGTACGGTTATCGATAACAATTGGTTTGATTTCAGTTTTACTAGCGATTGCCATTTTCTTATCAATAACACTTCTTTCTTCTTGAAGCTCAGTCGTTTCAGTTTCGAATGCTTCAAGTTTTGTAATATCTGTTTCATTATCGACAAGACCTCTGATTTCAGTCAGTCTTGACTCGATTTCTTTTCGTCTAAGTTCTAAATTCATTGTTTTTCTCCTTTTAGATTTGTGATTTGATTTTGATACGTTTTTTGATAATGCTTGATTTTTGTTCCTGCTCTACTAACTCCATAGCCTTTAGTTCTAACTCCATAGATTCTAAAGAACGAGCATATATAGAAGTTGCATCATATGCCGGAGTATCCACAACCGACACATCATACAACCTTTCAATTTTTGTAATAATTCTCTTTGGAATTCTACCTTCACGGTTCCATACTTGTTCATCAACAGTAAAAGCAAAACTCATCTTATCTAGCAAGCCACTTCTTACCATTTTGTAGATATCTTGGTTTGTATTGGTATCTAACAACTCAGCTCGCACTTTTAAACCAATACTATCAACAGTTAGTGATAAAGATTGATTCTTAGTTCTAGCGATAATTAAAAAGGAGTCCATATGATTGTACTTCATAGGAACATCCTTCATTTTGGTTTCCGATAGTGCTCTTGAATCGATTTCTTCTAAGAAACCATATTCTTCGTCACCTATCAGCGTTTCATTATTAAAGACTAATGCATAGCCTTCTAATATCATCTTGTCATCTTCTTCATGAAGCGTGACATCTGCGAGTCTAGTTTCCTTTACCATCTTTACGAGTCTCTACTTTCTTTGGTTTTGGTGTTGCTTGTTTTTCTAATTTTTGATACTCATATTCAAGTTCTGAGTCTTTATAGAAAAGTGACTCGAGTTTTTCTTTATTACAATAATCATCAATGATAATCGTTTTCTTCTTTTGTGTATCTAAGATAACCTTTAAGGCATCTTCTGATATCTTTCCATTAACTGTTATTTTCATCTATAGGTTCCTCCGTTCCTACCTGATATTGATTTGCTTTATCTGCATCCACAAAGTTTAATGATTGAAGTCGTTTGTTTCCACCTTCGATAGGTTCAAGTCCTAGTAGTGCTCTTGATTCATTTAATGACATAATCCCTAGACTCATCAGTTTCTCAATCGCAGTGACTTTAGTGTTCCAAGATGCATATTGTAATCGTTCACTAAAGAACACAATTTCTTCACCACGTTCTAATTGATTATTGGTAAGCAACCCTATAGAAAAAGCCTCGCTAAGTTGAATAGCTAAAGGCTCAATGGTTGACTCGTAAAACGAGTTATATTCATCTTCTGTGTACTTGTTTGTAAAAATGGGAACTGATACCCCAAAGTAATCTAGGATCTTTGACTGTAAGAATTCTAACGTATCTTTGTCAATTAGTTTAGGATCAACATCAAGTGGGATATATTCACTCTTTAAATCAATTGGAATGATAGAACTTCCTTTATTGTTAACTGAATCAGAAAGTGCACTATCAAAGAGTTCTCGTTGTTTTTTCTTATCCGCTTCTGATAACATCCCATTCATCTTTACAATCCCTTTAATCTGCATCGATGACTTAAT